TGGTTAAATATAAGTTCTGGAAATTATACAGAGAATTCAAGCCTGCATTGGGAGCACCCCCAAAACTCTGTATATCAAGTTGATAATAGTCTTGATACGGATTACACCAGAAGGTAAATGGTTTTCTTAACTGAAACGTTCGTAAATGTTCAGGAAAGTCATACATAACAGCCGTATTAATATAGTTGTTAAGGTCATCGGTTGTTAATAAATTCTCTGAAGGGCTACGCGTTATGCGACGAACTTTAGTCTGTATTGCCATTAACGAATTTCCAGGGGGAGTGGTTGGATACGTTGCCATAGTCTCTCCTTATGTAGCAGGGTAAGGCAACACATTCTGCGTTGCTGCCGTAAGTTGACCATTTAGTTCACCAACAGGAACCACCATCGCACAATTGGTGTTAGTAAATGGCTGAAAGCTAGTAGAATCTAACGCAACAATAAAAGTGGTGTTTCCCGTTACAATAATAGGATACGTAGATCCTACTAACTGTTGCATGCCATTAGTTAAAGGAATATCAAAACGAACAATAGTTCCTGTAATATATTGATGGGCAAAAGAAGTAGTTATAGATACAGGATTACTATTACTAACAGCCGTTATAATCCTCATCGCAGGCTGAAATGCAGGAAAAGGATTTGCATAACATGCTACTGCCATATAAACCTACTTTCCAATACCATCAATCTCGAAGATATTATTAAGAGGATTGGTAAATGATACCTCGTCTACCGATCTTCCCGTATTGCCAACATCAATCTGCCAATCAAGAGGTATAAAATTAGTTCGGTGAACCTTAGACTTTATATACATATTTCTCGCGTCAATCATCTTGCCGCCATCTAAATTATGCTCAAATTCATAATAGGAGCAACGATCATTTAGATGGAGAGCAACCCCTAAAGGAAGTTGATAAACTTGGTCATGTCTTAAGGTATAATTCTTAATCTCTTCACCCTTAAATTCTCGGAACGAAAATTTAAGCTCTCCTCCTGGGCATTCATTGAATAAGAACTTACCAACCACCATCTTAGATTTTCTTTCTCGTTCTTCTTTCCACTTTTTTTCACATTCTATTTTTTTCTGTTCTCTTTCAGCCCCAGTAAGTGGCTTACTATAAGAGAATGTTTCAACACCAGTAGGTATATTCTTTAAATCTAATCCATGTGTATTCATTTTTGTCTCCGTAATATAAAGGAGGTAGAGGATACAGATCCTCTACCTATCTTAACAATTGTTACAATCCGCCAAAACCAGCTTTTCCTGAAACCCAGTAGACAGTATCCACTGCTGTTATAACATTAGCTGCGCTAAATGAAACCGTTCCCGCGGGTCCTATAATAGGAGTAGTCAGGGCGCTTCCATCACCACCAGAACCAAGGATCATCCCGTAGTAACCAGTATTAACGGTTGCATCAGCAAAAACACCGTTATTGGTTGCATATATTGGTAAGCCTTGATACAAAGGTTGGGTAATTATGTTGAGACCAAGAGGAGGATTATTCGTGGTAGCCGTATTTTGACCAATAGGTTCATATGTAGGAACCGATGTTGGCTCTTGTGCAACAGTTGGCCATGTAAATGCAGTAAACGATGTAGTATTAGTATCTATCGTGAAGTTATAAGGATCTATAACACTCAACACCGTAGAATACATATAATTATTCTGAGGAGTTGGATTCAATTGAACCATGCCAGAGGTGGCCGGTATTTTAAATCTAATAGATTGGCCCGTTGTTAATGAATGTTCAATAGAAGTAGATACTTGAGCATTGGTAGCTTGTGTAATCTCAACAATAGCCTTACGAGCAGGATAATATAATGGTGGGTTATAGACTATTTGATAGAAACCAGCCCCGCCAACAACACCAGGAACATTTGCCAATGGGTTAGTTGCGGTAAGCAATGTGAAGCTAGTATTAGCAACTACAGCGCCAACTACAAAATCAACCCCATTCACATCAGTTTGAGCGGTGCTCGTTAAACGAACGACAGAACCAACAGTAAGACCCGCTGTACTAGCAGTACTTACCACTGGCCTAACTGCATTCGTAGTAGCGGTAGTAGCTACGGGATTACCCAATAATGGTTGTGATCCTGTTTGTAATCCACTTGGATCATATATGGTAAATCCACCCGTAAGTAACGTATCACCATATACTGCTGTTGATCCATTTTCATAATAGTTAACAGTAGCGGTACCAGGAGCCATTCCTCGTTGCCAATAAAACTCTGTTCCTATAACCGCGTTTGCAGTGCCTTGGAAATATGCTGTGTCATCACCATCAGCGCCTTTTTTAGTAAAGTTTACAACCCTTACCCAATCAGCTGCAGAAGGAATCGGAATAATAACTTGATTACCTGCTTGAACTTCAGCATTACCTGGATTTGGATTTGCACCCGTGTAGAAAGAATTAAATGTACCTTGACCTAATATAGTTCCGTCCATTATTCCTCCTTAAGCGCTAGCTAATGTGCAACGCAAATTCAACAACCATTGGTCATTAAATATGCGAGGGACCATCGCTGACTTCCAACCTAATGTTACATTCTGGGCAAGAGGACCTGAAAACACCGGTGGTAAATACACCATAGTGCTTGTATAGCCATCCTGATGAACTATTCCGTAAGATTCCATGCCGACGATAAAATTATTGTAGACGGTATTGCCCATCGAAGAACCATTAGTAACAGTAGGCGATATACTTGAAATCAAGAATCGTACGTTAGCAATGGAACCCCATTCACTATCTAAGGTGTTTCTATTGTTTGGATAGTTGGCAACGTTGATAAATCCAGCAACATTGTCTAGTCCTTGAGGCCCCGTCATAGAAGTATGGGTAAGTCCGAAGTAAGCACGACGAACTGGACCAGTGCCAAACTTATCCTCACCACCTATTTGATCCATGATGGTATAGGCATTTGCACCTAATAGAATGGAAACAGCCGAACCAACATCGAAGGCTGTCATTTCTGTAGGGACGTCTCCATTAAATCCACCGATGCAATTTAAGAATGAAGCAGTAGATGCGAGCATATTCGAGGTGAGCATGTCTTCTGTTTGGCGCAAAGATACACCAAGACGAATCGCACATTCATTAAGAACTGGGTCCTGGTTTTGCAAGGTCACCTGTTCATTAATTGCAACATACGTGCCATAGAATGACATCTTAGCATCTATCAATCTGTTACTTTTATGACCTATTTCTAGGCGGGGAATTTCTCTACTTATCCCTCACTGTGTTTCCACAGTGTTCAGAGCACCGCATCTCACATTTGCGTGAGTCTTCTCGCTTGCTACGTTCAGGCTGATCATAAACACGAACATAAGGAAATTCATATAACACTTCTTCATCATAATATATGCACTTATCTTCACCCATCATTGCATTAAAAGTGCTATACCAATGAGAAGGAGTATCTTTAATTTGTGTTTGAACGTATTCAAGTGTGTTATATGGAAATTCAATATTAGATAGACCAGTAAACAAAAAACTTTCACCAGTCTTAAACCATTCTAGTGATTCTTTATCTAATCTATGCCATTTCTTTTTCATGAACATGATCTTGCCCCTTGTTATCTTCGTCTTTACGCTAAGACTTCCAAGTCAATAAGAGAAGATTTAAAGTCGACATAAAGTTTATCGACTGCCGTTAAATTTTGAGGAGGTGGCGTTATACCGCTATTTCCCAAAGGAACCAATGCTGGTTGCAATGGATTATATCGACGCCATCTTTCAGTAGTACCACCATTTCTGCTCATCTCTTTCTTCATAGCAGGAATGGCATAAATAAAGTTAGGTACGGGAACTGCGAGTAATTTTTTATTGAATGAAGCTTGTATTGGAGGGGGCAGCGTACCTGTCGTAGTAATTGCCATATATTTCCTTGAACACCATTAAGGTGAAAAAGAACTAAACGATAATACAACGAGCTCGGTGAGACTCATAACTTACAACCTGATTAGGCGGGGTGAGCCCTCGATTTGCAACCCCAATTTCGGTAGGGAGTGACTGCTACCTTTTACAACTCGCCCAAGCTCGGTGAGACTTGAAATTTACAACCTGATTAGGCGGGGTGAGCCCTCAATTTACAACCCCGATTTTTGGTAGTGAGTGACGCCTACCCTTTACAACTCAAGGGGATACTATAAAGAA